CTTCGTTCAGCAGGCCGAGCAACGCATCTATAACGCGGTGCAGTTTCCGTCGCTGCGTAAGAATGTTACCGGCACCACGACCATCAACAACAAGTACTTATCTTGTCCGACCGATTTTCTGGCCGTGTACTCCATGGCCGTGATTGCGGCGGATGGTACTTATGAGTACCTGCTGAATAAAGATGTCAACTACATTCGGCAGGCATATCCGTCTCCTACGGACTACGGCAAACCCCGGTTTTACGCTCTGTTTGGGCCGACGGTTACGGGCGCTACGATTACTAACGAGTTGTCGTTCCTGCTTGGCCCCACGCCTGATGTGGCGTATAGCGTAGAGTTGCATTACTACTATTACCCCGAGTCGATCACTACCGCCAATACGACTTGGCTCGGTGATAACTTTGATTCGGTGCTGCTGTATGGCTCGCTGGTCGAGGCGTATACTTTCATGAAGGGTGAAGCTGATTTGGTCGCCCTCTATGATGGCAAGTACAAAGAAGCCCTTGCTCTTGCCAAGCGCCTTGGAGACGGAATGGAGCGTCAGGATGCGTACCGTTCCGGGCAGTACCGTCAGCCGGTGACTTGATATGCCGATTCAGCAGGGCGCGACCAACACGTTCAAAACGGGCCTGCCTTCAGGTACGTTTAACTTTTCGTCGGATACCTTCAAGATCGCTTTGTATAGCAGCACGGCGGATCTTGGTCCGACCACTTCCGCGTATACGACATCTGGCGAGATTACTGGCTCCGGGTATACTGCCGGAGGCGAAACGCTTACAGTGTCTGTGACCCCGACGACTGGAAATGATCCGTTCAATACGGTGGCGTATCTGTCGTTTGCCAATGCAACGTGGAGTCCCGCGACGTTTACCGCTCGCGGCGCTCTGATTTACAAGTCCGGTGGGGGTGATCCCACAGTGTGTGTTCTGGATTTTGGTGGCGACAAGACATGCACTACCTCATTTGAGGTGCAGTTCCCCGCCGCTAACAGCACCAGCGCAATCATCAGGATTGCATAGGAGTAGATCATGGGCGTCGAAAGAGCCAAAACTTCAGACCTGATTGGCGGCGGACTGGTTGCCAACAGCATGCCGAGCGAATCGCTCAAAGCCACTGGCAAGTACATCGTTGAGTGTTTTGATAAAGACGGCAATCCCAAGTGGACTGCCGAGACGCCCAACCTCGTTGTGAACGTCGGGCTTCAGTACATGGCTGGCTCGGCTCTTGTTGCTACCACTCAGATCACCACTTGGTATGTCGGGCTGTATGGTGCGGGCGCTTCTAACACGCCGGCCGCTACCGATACTATGGCGGCAGGGGGCCATAACGGCTGGACTGAAAACACCAACTATTCGGAAGCTACGCGACCGGTCGCAAACTTCGCTGCCGCGACCGCTGCTAACCCGTCGGTTGTTACCAACACCTCTAATAAGGCGGTGTTTACCATGAATGCCACCACCACGATCGGCGGTGCGTTTTTGGTTAGCAACAACACCAAGGGTGGGACGACCGGTACGCTGTTTTCGGCTGCTGACTTCCAGTCTCCGGGTGACCGCGCCGTTGTGAACGGCGATATTCTGAACGTCACTTATCAGTTTAGCCTGTCCGCCTAAGGATGGATAAGTGTCCAGTGGCTGGGGTTCCGGCACTTGGGGCCAATCTAACTGGGGTTACTCTGGGTATTCATCCTCAGTAACAGAGTCAGCCACTGGCTCTGATTCCATAACGGGATCATCCCTTGCAGGTCTAATCACAGAAGCAGCTACAGGCGCGGAAACTGTAGCCGCTATACGGCAACTAAATCCGGTAGTTGCCGAGTCGGCATCCATAGCCGACAGCAATCTTGGTGAGCGCAATTACTTTAGCACTGAGGCCGAGTCCGCCTCCGGTGCGGATTCTATTAGCGCACAGGCCAGATTCTTCGCTACTGAGGCCGAGACAGCAACCGCCTCGGACGAAATTAGCGTTCGACAGCAGTTCGATAGGTCGGACGTTGAGACCGCGACGATCGCAGACCTTCCGTTTGCCAGCCAGTCTGTGCAGAGCGCCACGGCTGAAACATCGTCAGTAACTGACACACCCACCAACATAGCGACCGTTTATTCCGCGCAAGCGGAAACGGCCAGCCTGTCCGACTCTATTTCTTCCGATCGTATTCTCACCGAAGGCGGTTGGGGGTCAGGAACGTGGGGTCAGGGCGCTTGGAGCGGAATTGTCTTTGCCCGGTCGATCGTAGAGGCGGCGACGGCGGCAGACCAAGTATCTGTCTCGGTTCCCGCAGTTAATGGGCAAGTAGATGAATCCGCCGTAGGCGCAGACTCGGTAACTCCGAGACTCACAACTGTTAATGGTTCGGTTGTTGAATCGGCTTCCGTTGCCGACTCGAACGCATCCGTATTTGCGCCTCGCTCTAGTGTTGAAGAGTCTGCGTCGATTGCCGACTCTGTTTCCTCGGACCGCATTCTTACTGAGGGCGGCTGGGGGTCTGGAGAGTGGGGTCAAGGACCTTGGAACGGCATTGTTTTCTCCCGGAACATTGTTGAGGCCGCATCTGTTGTTGACGAATACTCGGCATCCATACCGAATGTAAACGGTACGGTTATTGAGGCGGCGTCTGTTGCGGACGAGGTAACGCCCAAGCTCACCACTGTTAACGGATCTACAGAAGATTCCGCATTTGTTACTGACGCCAATTCTGCGATTGGCACGTTTAACCATTCCGTGGTCGAAGCGGCATTAGTTGCTGATTCGATTGATTCGTCTATTACCTACACAGAAGGCGGATGGGGTTCTGGTGCGTGGGGCCAAGGGCCTTGGAACGGAATCGTATTTAACAGGAGTATCGCGGAATCTGGGTCGGTTGCTGATTCGATCTCCGCCGTTCTACCTCTGGTCAACGGGATCATTGAGGACGCGGCGGCCGCTTCTGATTCGGTCTCTGCCACGCTTCCGACGGTCAATGGGCTGATCGAGGAGGGCGCGACTGGCGCTGACGTTATATTCGCCGCTCGGGCAAACGACGCAGAAAGCCTGATCGCCGAAACCGCAACCGGGACTGATGAGCCGTCAGCCACCATTACGCTAACTGAGGGCGGATGGGGTTCCGGCGAGTGGGGTCAGGGTGCGTGGAGCGGGATTGTCTTTAGTAGGACTATCGCTGAAAGCGCGACTGCTACCGACGAAGTTATCCCCCGGCTGGCTTTGGTTAACGGGATTATTGAAGAGCCTGCGACGGCCACCGATGCCCCCAGTGCGACCCTGCCGCTGTCATTCAGTGTTGCTGATGAAGTTGCCACCGCGACGGACAGCGTTACCCCCGAACTGCCGGTCGTTAATGGGTTGGCCGATGAGCCGACTCAAGCCACAGACGAGCCCTCGGCAACTATCACTCTGACTGAGGGCGGATGGGGATCTGGGGAATGGGGTCAGGGTCCGTGGAATGGGATCGTTTTTGCCCGGTCGATTGGCGAAACAGCTACCGCTACGGACGAAGTTACTCCCAAGCTGGTGCTTGTTAACGGGATTATTGAAGAACCCGCAACTGCAACGGACGAAGTTTCAGCGGCCCTGCCGGTGTCTTTCAATGTGGCCCCGGACTCGGCCATTGCGTCTGACTCAATTAGCACTGAGTTCCCGGTTCAGAACGCTACCGCCCCTGAGCCAGCCCTTGCGGTAGATACTCCGTCGCTTCAGGTTATCTATACCGAGGGTGGCTGGGGATCGGGAACTTGGGGTCAAGGGCCATGGAACGGGGTGGTGTTTGCCCGCTCCATAGAAGAGGCCACCTCAGTTGCCGACGAAGCTATCGGTACGCCTGCATATCCTCGCTCGATCGAGGAGGCGCTTAATGCTTCGGAGATCGTGTCCGCTCAAGTTGTATTCGCGATTCTTATCTCTGAAGGCGTTGCGATAGCCGACTCCGTACTGGGGGCTCAGTATTACGAATCGGATGTTCACGAAGATGTTACTGGCGCGGACTTCGTTCTTGGTGGTCGTGCTTATTTCCGGGAAACTGAAAACGCTGTTTCTGTATCGGATCTGCTTGAGGGCGATGCGCGGCTTGTTCAGGTTATCCAAGAAGCTGCGACTGCATCTGATGCTGTATCTAGCATCGTTACGCAACTCTGGTACAACATTGAAGACGGTCAAGAGCCTGATTGGCAGACCACAAATAATGAACAAACGGGGTCTTGGGTAACAGTTGATGACAATCAGTCTGCACAGTGGCAGAATGCTGGTACGTCGCAAACCGCCGATTGGGTTGCGGTTGATGTT